ATGTTCGGCGAAGAGCGAGCATCCCCGGTGGTCGATATCGCCAATCAATGAGTTGCATGAGGCAATGGCTGAGGAGCCTTACCCTGAGGACTTGGGAGATTTCTTAGATGAGGAAGGTGCTTGGAAGTGTAACGAATGTGGGGCCTGCTGTCACCGCGTTGAATGGACTCTACCCGAATGGGTTATTGATGGGACGCGAGGCCGCTGTGCTAAGCTTCACGGAACCAGATGTTCCATCTACGCAGATCGACCGATTCAGTGCAGCATATCCGATTACAGCGCTGCGCTTGGTCAGTCTTTTAGCGAGCGTCACCTAGCTGCATGTTGCTCACATATGCGGAGGATGTGGAGTGATAGACCTACCGAAGACCCTGAATGACTACGTCCGCTTAGAAGAGCGGTTGAAGCATGAGGATCCTGACGTAGCAGCACACGTCATGCGTGAGATAGGCAGGTCAGACTTGTACTACCTTCTGCGCTACATCCTCACCACGCGGGACTGGGTAGACCCTGAGGACCCCAACCCTCAGACGGCCCGCTGCTTCTGGGACCATCCCTGGCTCCTGGATCGCTGCCGGGAGATTCAGTTCGAATCAGAGAACACGCTCAACATCTGGGCACGGTACCACGCGAAGAGTACGATCGTTACATTCGGCTTCTCGATCCTCACCATGATCCAGAACCCCAACGTCACAATAGGCATCTTCTCTGTCACCAAAGGGGTAGCAGATAGCTTCTTGGGGCAGGTGAAGTATGAGTTAGAGAGCAATCAGCTGTTACAGAACCTGTACCCGGAGCGGTTTCACACCGAGCCACGTAGAGAGGCCCAGCTATGGACAGTAGAGAAAGGCTTTACTATCAAGCGCTCCCTGAACCTCAAAGACGCAACAATGCGCGGGTTCGGGTTGATCGATACTGCGTTTACTGGTCATCGGATATCCCACTTTATATACGACGACGCTGTGAACGAGACCAATGTTAACACCCCAGATCAGGTTGAGAAGACGAATGAGAGATGGGAACTCTCCCTCAACGTCGGAATGCCAGGATGCAAAAGATACTACGTCGGCACCTTCTACGCCTACGGAGACACCTACCATCACATGGCAGAGCGTGGAGTCAAACTACGTCTCAACCCCTGCTACGCCCTCGATCATGAGAAGTCTGTCTTCGAAGCGAAAACTGGACTTCCTACGGAGCTGGTGCACAAGAGAGATCAACCAGTCCTGTTCGGCAGGGAGCATCTTGACAAAGAAGAGAAGCTCTCTGGCCAAACTACTTTTGGTGTTCAAATGCTATGTGATCCGAATGCTGGCGCGGTTGCTGGCTTCAAGCAGGAGTACCTAAGGTATTACACTGGCTCCACTCAGAACATCATTAGGCAATCCAATGTCATCATTACGGTCGATCCAGCGTCGGATAAGAAGAAGGGCAGTAGCAAGACGGCCATCGTTGTGTGGGCTCTGGGGCGTGATAAAAACTACTTCGTTGTGGATCTCGTTGTTGATCGCCTTAATCTTCATCAGCGTACGGAAGTCCTGTTCGACCTTGTGGCGCAGTGGGAACCGCAGCAGGTAAGATATGAGAAGTACTCCATGCAGTCCGACATTGAACACATACAGTACGTACAGAACCAGCGTGGCTTCTACTTTCACATTGAGCCCGTTGGTGGCTCCCTCAGCAAGGACGATCGCATCGCACGACTCATCCCCCTCTTCGCTACTGGCAGGGTCTATCTGCCTCAGCGCCTACAATACCTCAACACCGAGGGTGAGATCGTAGACCTAGTGCAAGATTTTATCAAGGAGGAGTACTCTCACTTTCCCAACACCATGCAGAAGGACTGCCTTGACAGCATGTCCCGCATCTGCGAGAACGACCTACCCTTGCCATGGCCTAAGCCTAATAGCTACGGCAAGAACTCAGACACATGGCGGAAGGCTCTTATGGCACCGGATAAGAAAGCGAAAGGTACTTGGGCATCAGCATGATAGAATATCAAGATTTCAATGAACGGCTAGAAGATGTCACCTCGTATCTCTACGACTGGCAACAGGACGTGGACAAGGATTTTCAGTTCGCCGCCTTAGACCAGTGGGACAAGGACGACAAGGAGCGCCTCGAAGAGGAAGGCCGCCCGGCGCTGGTCTTCGACCGTACCAGGCCAATCATCGCTTCCGTAGCTGGTGCCGAGATTACGAACCGCTACGAGCCCAAGTTTCTTCCCCGAGATGCTGACTTAGACGACATAGACGTCCCCTTCTCTGAGGCGGGAAACAAGGTGATGAAGTGGGTACGCGACCGGGGGAACTTTGAGAATGCAGAATCAGCTGCTTTCCAATCTGCTCTCATCTGTGGAGTAGGGGTCACTGAGTTCTACATGGACTTCGAAGAGGACCGGGACGGCATGATCCGCCTGTCTCGTGTCCCCATTTGGGAGATGGGCTGGGATCCAACGGTGACCGGACCCAACTACTTGGATGCCCGTTACGTCATGCGTGACCGCTGGATTGACGAGGATGAGATCATCAGCCGCTTCGGTCGAGAGAACTATGACGAGGTCGTGCGTGTCGGGAACGTAGAGATGACGCAGGGTAGGGGCTTGATGGATCGCGTCATAGGTAGAGAGGTTGATGACCCGCGGCACACCTACTTTGAAACCAAGGCTGGACATAGGTATGATGATCGTGCCGGGAGAGTCCGTCTCTGGGAGATGTACCGTAAGGAGCGCAGGTACATGACGCGCATCTTTCTCCCAGACGGTCAGGACCTGCTGGTCCCCAAGGAGCAGGCACAGGACACGTTAGAGCAGGTCAGGGCAGCGGTACTGCAAAACCAGATGTTTGAATCCGCCGCCATGGGCCAGCCACTTGGCCCCATTCAGCCAGTAGATTATGTGGAAGACTACCCTGAAACTCGTATCTTCCGTTCCTACCACGCTGGCAACCGCACCATTCAGGATGACGAGGTAGAGCTAAAAACCTTCCCATACCAGTTCATTACTTGCTTTGAAGACTGGTCAGATCCGCAACGTCTCTATCACTACGGCCTCATGAAGGCCATGCGGGATCCCCAGAACTACGCAAACAAGTTTTTCTCGCATGCAGTGCACCAGTGGGCAGCCAACCCAAAGGGTTCCATCATGTACGAGGAAGACCTCTTCTCGGACATTGCCACCGCGAAGGCGGAGTGGGCCAAGGCTACCGGCATGGTGCCCGTTGATCCAGGCAAGCTACAAACCCCACGTGAAAAGTTCAGACTCATCCCATCCAACGTCAACATGGGTGGTATTGAAACATTGCTGGCACACGCTATCAGCTCGATCAGTTCATCGTCTGGTGTGTCAGAGCAGTACACGGTCGGCACAGCCGAAGACCTGAAACGTACCGCAGCCACTGCGGTCCAGTCCGTCAAAGACTCGAACATGGTGACCTTGTCCCAGCCGTTCGATGCTCTCCGTCTTTACAAGAAGACACAGGGGAGGCTCCTCTTGGACTTCGTTTCAGCCTATGTGCAGACTAAGCAGCTAGACAAGCTCCTTGGCCCTGACCCGGATTCACAGATGTTTATCCAGGCGGCCAAGGAAGGCGACTTGTCTCAGCAGTACGAAGTCATCGCGGAGGAGAGCGCCGCATCCAAGAGCAAGCAGATGGACGTGTTCGCCAAGGTTATGGAGACACAGTTCATTCCGCAGCTGCTGGAACTCGGCGTTCCCGTACCTCCCACCCTGGCTAAGTACTTCCCCTTCCCCTCTGATATCAATGCTGATTTTCAGAGTGTGCTTACCGAAGCCAAAGAGATGATGGAGATGCAGGCAGCCATCACAAAGATGAAGTTGCAGATCCAGATGCAGCAAATGGGTATGCAGCAAACGTCAGGTGTAGCACCTGAGGGGCAAGACGATATTGCATACCAGCAGGCATTGGCAGCATTAGTGCCACCTGATCCTGGTATGCCGCCAGAGGGAGAACCCATTGGATGAACAAGTTAGCGACCACTTAGCAGGACTGTTGTACAACGAAGGGGCTGAGAACGCCACAGACGATCCAGGAGATATACTCTTAGAGGATGAGCTAGAACATTCGGATATGCCGAAGCGCCTCCTGGGCTCCGAGGACCCGGATGAGGTTGATCCACCCGACGAAGGGGTAGACCCCGACGTTGGTGAAGAGAAGCCAGCCAATCACACTGACGAGCTGCTCGCCGAGTTGCGCAGTCAGTCACAGGGCAGGCTTAATGAGATCACCGAGCTGCGCTCATCCCGCGCCGAGGCCAACGAGGCCATGGTCAACATGCGGAAACTGTTCCTTCAAATGGAGCAGGCTAACGCAGAGAAGGAACGCCAGGCTGAGGTGGCTGCACTTCACCGTGAAGACGTCGCTGAGTTTGGCGCGGATGTAGTCAATGACCCCCACATGCAGTATGTGGCTGAGCAGATGGCACGTCAGCGTGACGAGCAAGAGGCTCAGAGACAGCAGCAAGAGCACTACCGCCAACAGACGGCTGAGCAGCAGAAGACCTACCAAGACCAGGTAGCGGCACAGCAGCAGGCGTACCAGTCCACTAAGGCCCTAGAAGACGCCTACGTCAAGGACCATCCCGACTACTACGATGCGTACAACTTCGCTCGTGAAGCCAGGGAGAGTATGTACTCCACACGGGGCTACACCCCCGAGCAGGCCAAGCAGGCTGTGAATCAGGAAGAGCTTTACCTGATGCAAGAGCAGTCCCAGATTGGTGGCAATATACCAGATCAGGTATACAAGATGGCCGAGCAGTGGGGCTATAAGCCCAAGGGCACCCCAGGCGCGGCACCGCAGCGGCGCAAGGTACAGGCTGAGCAGATTGACCTTGGACGTATGAAGGCTGGTCTTAATTCGCAGGGCGTAGGTCAGGTACCGGGCGGCTCGCCCGGAGGTGGCAACGAGGTACCAGGTGGTACCAAGATGACCGCCGAGCAATTCTTTGAGACCGTGCCTGCCAGCACACGAATGAAGATCTTCATGAACGATGATGATGCGTTCGAAACGCTTGGACGCACAGGATACATAGTAGTTCCGCACTGAGCCCCCCTGAGCTAATCAGGAGACTCGCGCTGGTACGCTCGCTTGCGAGCGCCACCAGGTCGTGACACTGGCGTAGCCAGTGACTCGCAACCCCCCACTGCGTAAAAAGGGGAGAGCAGGCTCGCCCACCCTGAGGCGTAAAATAAGGAGAGTGTATCAGCCGTTTTATTAAAGACAACTGAAAGGAACAAGTGTAATGGCTGTACAAGGTTTTGCAACCAGTCATGCTCTCGTACCCCAGCAGTGGTCAGAAGGCTTGGAAGCCGAGGTTCTGAAAAAGATCTCTTGGGCCAGCCTTGTTGGCAAGCGGAGTGATTCGCTCATCCAATGGAAAGATAATCTTTCCAATAAGCCTGGTGATACGGATACGATTGGTCTGCGCATGCAGCTCAATAGTACCCCGAAGACCAGCTCTGACGCTGTGGAAGGTAACGAGCAGACTCTAACCATTCACGACATGACTTTCACCATCGACGAAGTTGTGGACGCTGTCCGCTTTAAGAACGTCATCGATCGTCAACGTGTCAATTTTGACATGCGTGACGAGGCGAAGGCCGCTCTGGCGGATCAGCTCGCAAACGCATGGGATACCGCTCTCTTCAACCAGCTTGCTGGACGAAGTGCGACTACCGGTGTTCTAGGCGGCCACAATACGGCACTCGACCCTTATGCGGCATCGCCTGCGGTACATATCGTATCTCGCGGCGCTGCGGCGGATGAGTCGCTGTCGGCAGACTACTTCGATATGGACATGTTAGATGTAGCGATTGAGATCGCCAAAACGACCTCACCAGCTATTCGTCCTGCGAAGATACCTGGGTTTGATAAACCCATGTACGTCTGCTTCCTCCATCCTTACCAGATCTCTGACCTGCGAGCCACGGCATCAGGTTCCCCGAATACCATCTGGGGCTTGATCCAGCGTGATTATCGTCAAGGTGGTGGTGAACAGTCTAGCAACCCCGCTATCACTGGCGCCCTAGGCGTCTATAATGATGTGCTACTTGTAGAGAATAGCCGAGTACCTCTCGGCCAAAACAGCTCAACCGGCGCAGATGTAGCCGCCGTACGTCGAGCTATCTTCTGCGGAGCACAGAGTGCAGTGATGGGCTGGGGAAGGCTCGGTGGGACGCCTCGGCGTTTCCGCTGGACCGAGAAGCAGTTTGATTATGACCGGGAATACGGCGTCGCCGCTGGCTTCCTCGGTGGTATCAAACAGACCCAGTTTAACTCTTTGCCGTTCGCAACCATCGTCCTCTCGACGACCGCGTCGGCATCTACCTTGTCCTAGGAGGTATAGACAATGACCGCAGCTGGTGCAGTACTTGACCTAAGTGGACAGATTTCACCGCGCTTTCCTCCTGCTGGTTCCAATTATGGGATCATCCCCTTTGACGTGAATGTCGAATTGGATGTCCTTGACTGTGACCACACTGGCGATGCGATTCTCATCTTCCAATTTCCCTCCGTTGCCTTTCTGTTTAATGGCACTGGTGGCATGGTCGCCAAGTATGACGACATGGATACCCACGGCACTCCTACTGTCGCATTTAATGTAGGCGTAGGAGCTGTTGATGGCGTGTTGGACTATATTCTCATCACCGGTTCAACTGGTGCTGAGACAGGAATTGCAGAGACCCAGGCGACTCTTACGTCGGCCAATCCCTGGCTAGACGTGGGTGACCTGTATCTTATTCTGGACGTCACCGCCGTGGGCACCACGCCCGCAGACGGTGGTGTTAGGATTGGTGGTTGGTATACGCAACAGCTCATTCTGGGCGAGAGCGTAGAGTCGACCAACCTGTAAGCATTCCCCTGGGGGGTTCCGAAGAGTCCCCCAGGTTTTTTCCCTTCCTTAGGAGATTCCATGCCCTATTATCGTGGTACAGTTAGAGATACACAAGGCAACTCAGTCGCTGGCGCTAGTGTCACGATATTCAACGAGGGGCTGACAACTAAGCCGACTATCTACTCTAACGCCGACCACAGCACCACACAGTCCAACCCCATCACGACTGACGCTAGTGGCACCTATGATTTTTGGGTGCCATCTGGTATCTTTGATATCACAACAGCCGCAACCGGCTTCACCACGGTCACCATAGAAGATGTTGTGATGGGCGGGTTATATGCCAGCATACACTGCGCCTCCTCCGCAGCCGTAGCGCAGTCCACATCATACACCCCCCTGCCCGGTACGTGGACTGATAACGCCCTCTCCCAAAACGCTTTCACGCACAGTTCAGGCTGTATTGTGACATACACCGGAGATGCTACGGTGAAGTGCTTGGTGACCTTGTCTGGTGGCTTTGACATTACGGTTTCTGGCTTAACCAGTTGGGGGGTCGCCATTGACGGCACAGTGATCGCGGCACAAGATATGGATCAAATATATTTAACCAATTTGAAGGATGTTGCGCTTGGTCTGACATGGATTGTTGAGGTAGAAAAAGATGAGACGATTAGCGTTGAGTCTAAGGTGGCTTCTGGTACGCCAAACATTACCACCAACGTTGGGGCCAACCTTGCCGTGGTGGTGTTAGCATGACCACGGGTCAGGAAGTCACCCTCACCTCCGTAACGGGTGCGGCTGGTAGTGGCGGCGCCTGGGGCTCCATGCGTGAGCGCATCGAGCAGGAGATCCATAGACCTGGCGGCACAAACCAGATTCAGATCGCCATGATCACGGCCATGAACTGGTATAAGCATGAACCGTTCTGGTTCAACGAGGCCACTCACACCTTCACTCTCACCAATGATCAGCAGTCCTACCCCCAAGAAGACGGCGGCGCTAACACCGCAGGCTGGCCAGTAGACATTGAGCGCATTGTAGATACATATGTCTTAGTTGGCAACGAACGCTGGTTGAAGATGGCTGGCGCCAGCATAGACGACGTACGCTGGCTCACCCCTACGGACGAAGTGGTAGGTGTCCCATCGTACTACGCCTGGTTTGATGAGAAGATCTGGCTCACCCCTATTCCCAACGCCTCTACTTCTACCCAGATTCGCATCGATTACATACAAGACGTAGGCATCCCTACCTACTCATGGACTGGCTCGGCATGGGCCTTCTACGCACCACCCGCCTTTGCTCCCCTAGCAGACGACTTCTCCAACCGCTGGCTCGCAGAGGCAGAGGTCCTGATTCGCACCCGTGCCAAGTATGATTTGTACCTGAACTACTACGATGACCAAGAGAACGCTGAGGCGATGTATGGTGCCTCGCTAGAAGCGATGGGCCAACTCCGCTCCCGCGTGAACGCACGCACCGCAGAAACGCCGAGGCAAGCCACCCGGATATGAGTTCAATTCAGAAAAAGATGGTGTTCTTTGGGCAGTGGAGCCCAGACGGGGTCGAGTTTGACAACCCTGATCTGGAAATCTCCGAGAACGTCGTTCCCGTCTATGGTGCTCACCGCCCCCTGAACAAGCTTAGAGAGCTGAGCAATCAGGCGGATGCTGCGCCCATCACGGCAGCCTATGCCCACCTGGTCTCCTCCGCCATGCCACAGCAGCGCATCACTCCACTGGGTGCGCCAGTGACGTACACCGACACCGATGAGACCGGGTGGTATAACCAGGCCGGTGTAGACATTCACACATTGGATGACGAAGGCGCAAGCAGCATCGCTGGCTTTGCCACTGACGATGAGTCCTTTGTCTTCACTAATGACAACGACGGTACCAACGAATCCAACTACAAGGTATGGCTCCTCAACACGCCACGCATTACACCTGCCTCTTTCTCCAACCCAGTCTACCTCACTGTACGCGCTAAGTACAAGAACCCCAACGGGGTCACCACGCCCAATGTGGAGCTGTGGCTGGCTGACGACAGCGGGGACATCGTAGGCACAGAGGCTGCACCGGTCACCGTCACGATCACCAAGGACGCCGGGGATGACGACTTCGAAGAGCTGTCCTACACCCTCTCAGACGCTGGCGCCCTCAACGAGCTGACCGACCTGCTAAGCGCTGACTGGACCAAGCTAGAACTGGCCATCCGCGCTGACATCCCCGACGCTGACTCTAACACCGTATACCAAGACCCTGACGCCGATCTCCTCACCACGGGCTGGGTG